AATCTTAGTAGTTTGTCCAGCTGAAATAGTTGGATAAACTGATGTAAAGAATCCTTCTGCCACATTGTTTGGAATAATCGCTGCTTCGTCAACATACAACATGTTTACAGATTTACCACGAATACCAGACTTACCTGTTGCAGCAGTGAATACCTTTGAACCATTTTCTAGTTCAATGTCACCTTTGTTCCAAGTAGTAACACCTTGTTGCATCCACTTTGGTAGCAACTCATACATTGTTTGATAACGATCTAAAACCTCACGAGCAGCAGTTGCTTTGTTCGCAAGTATAGCCACAGTTTTATTGGCTTGAAAAATCGTGTACCAAAGAATGTAGGCTGCAGATGTAGTTGTCTTACCTTGCTGACGACCTTCCATAAGAATCACACGACGATTATTATGGATTACATTTACTTTGTTCTTTTGGCAGTCGTATAGTTTGAAGAGTTTTAAACCATGATCTAGTGTAACAATATAGCAGTAATTCTCAATAAAGTATATTGGATCCGCTGCACACTTCATGTACTCTTTTACATCTTCAGGTGTAAAGTCAACAGTAACTCCAGCTGCTTTAAGGTTGGAGTTTGAATTATATACTTGTGCCATAATTAAAATCCGTCCAGCCAACTCTCCGTAGCAACTGTTGCAGTAGTGAGATCACCATCTGCAACATAAACCCGATTGGGATTACTAAAGTCTTCGTTATCGCCAACATTGGCATTAACTTGTTGAATAACACTTTTATCAGAGATTGGTCCAAACAGATTCATCTTCATTTGGAAGTTAAGACTATGTGTTACGAATCTACGAGTTTGAAAATCGCCATCGTAGTCGTCTTGGACTGATACACTATTTAAAACGATAGGTACATCAATCTTAACATTCATGTCTGGAACTACATTTATTGATAATGTATACTCAGGTGTAAATGTTGGAAGGATTTGCTCGATGATTTGTAAACCATCTTCTTGAGTTTTCGTAAGGATGTATAGAGACAAATCAAGATTATATGGGACAGGAGTATACATAGTAGATACTGAACCAGTGCCATCACCACACTTCAACTGTTGCATACGATTTACTTTTCGTTGTGCATCATAGTTGTATCCAATAATCTCAAATGACATTCTTGGAAGAGTAGTATAAACATGATTTTCCAAGGATGGATCTTGATCTAAACGAACAATCCATTTTTCTTTTGGAGCATATGCAAGGGGAACTTGTAATCGTTGAATAACAGCACCAGTGACAGAATCACCTTCACGACGATCGATATAGATGTCACTGAATAGTGAACCGAATCCTACGATGCACTTACGAATAATTCCGTGGTAATATACATTATTGTTTAACATTATGGATTATTCGTATTATCGATCTCACCGAATGGATTTGTTACACTGAACAATACATCTTGTGATTGAGTTTTAAATTTGTTGTTATCACCGAAAGAATTAACTTTATCAATATTTATATCAATACTTGCAGTTGCTAGTGCGCCAGTTCCACTACCACCAGTAATATTAATAGCAGGAGCAATTTGATATCCAGTTCCTGGATTAGTTATATCAATACGAATAATTTTATTTGCTGTCGCACCAGTTCCACGTACAGCTGTAGCTGCAGCATTACGACCAGAAGAACTAATAATTTCCACTGTTGGTACAGAAGTATATCCAGATCCTTGATTTGTCACAGTGATAGAAGTAATCTCTCCATTTGGAGATCTAGTAGTATTAGTTGTGAATGTCTTGAGGGTTTCAAAGGCATCAATTTCTGAGATACCAGTATCAATTTTCTCAGAAGCATACTGGAACAATTCAACTTGTAACTTAAATACATATAATTTACCAAGTTGATAAAATGGATCTTGATGCTTGACAAATTTAATCTCAAATAAACCTTTAGTTAATGGAAAGTAAATTAAGTCACCTTCACATGGACGAGTAGGAATAATTGTTTGTCCATAACGACCAACCAATTGATCCCATCTACGACGAGCAACTACCAATGTAGCTGACTGTTCCATCATAAGACCAAACTTCTGAATAAAAGCACCTTGACCATCCAGAGAATCTACATTCTCAAAGTACATTTCAATTGGAAACGAAGATGTAAATTTTGATAGACGATCTTCACCAAGAATCTCATCCTTAGAAACTAATGTTCTTGGAATGTACATGAACTCATTACCGTAAATCTTAAGAGATTCGATAATGAGATCTTCAACTAGATACTGTTCGTTCTTAGTACCATGTGTAAAATAAACATTGGTAGGCATCTATTATCCCATGAAGAAATCTAGGGGTGCTGACTTATTCTGTAATTCGTCTTCTAGTTCTTTAATTTCTGTAGTTGCTTCATCATATAGTTTATCACCATCTAAAGTTACACCACCTGGAAGTTGAATGCCAGAGAATTTCTTAATGTTAGTTGCCCATTGTTTCTTAAGCAATGCAGTTACATAATGCTTTAACCATGGCTCGTTATAAACTTTAGACCATGTTGTTGGATCCATTGCACGATAAGATTGTACAATAATATAATCACCAAGTATAAAATCAGTTGCCCAATTTGCATCTAGGTATAAACGACCATTCAAACGATTGAATCTGTATCCTTGGTGACCATTCAACTCTAAATCTAATAGAGCCAAATGTGACATAACTGTTTTGTAGTAGATTAAAGAAGTAGATGTTAAATCATACAAGTCATTTAATCTTAATTGATACTGCAAATCGAAGATGTTTTTTGAAGACGATGCTTGACCAGCAGATAGAATCTTTGTGACACCCCAAACATAATCTGGAACTTCAATATAACGATTATCATATTCACGGAGTGTAATTGTAGAAGTAGTTGCAGTAGTACCAGAATTACCACCAGTGATTACTTCACCAGCAGTAAATGTACCAGATATATTTCTAACTAGTAATAATGTTCCAGAAGAAGTTCTGCTGGATTCTTGACAAACTTCAGCAGTTGCACCAGAGGTTGCTCCAGTAATTCTTTCTGCCAAACGAAAATTTGCAGCAACAGAAGTAGTGAGAACAATTTCAGAAGCACGAATCTGTTGTTTAAGATAAATCTGCTCTACACCTTCATAGTGATAGAGTTTCCAGTAATCTAATGCCTCATCAATACGGTCTTCGATTTGATCATCGTCCACATTAATTTCGAGCACAGGTGCACCCAATGCTCTTAATGCATATTGTTTTAATCCATCTCTTGTAGAAACAGCCATAGTATTCTCTCTTTATATTCTATTTATTAGTCTAACAATTTAGAAGAATGCCATAAAATTGCCTCTGCCACTGACTTGTGACTGTGCAAATGTAAACCCAAACGAGCCAGCACTAGTAGAGTTTACCCCAACAGACCAAGTACTGTTTAATGGATATGCTCTAACAAAAGTAGGAATAACATAATCAAAAGTAGGAACTGCTCCTGCACCCGTGTAAATTAACGTAGCTGGGAAGGATAAAGAACTACCTATGATGGTCAGCAAGTTACCAGCAGTGCCAGCAGCTGTAAATGCACCTACTCTTAAATTAGCGTTTGAAAGATTAAGAGTTGTTGCAGCAGCAGTATACGACCTAGTAATTGTACCAATCGTACAGTCAGAATTAAAAGAAACTTGACCTGGACCACCAAGGTTCAATGTTATTCCTGACATGTTACCTGTAGGTGTCCAGCCTGTTGACGTTGTGCTTATTACATTGATTGTTGCTGTACCAGATAGTGTTAAGTTTGATCCCGATAATATCATGAAGGTGCCTCCATGTTGCACGGTCCATGTTCCAGATCCAAAATTAATAGTCCTAACATTTGTTCCAGTTGAGTTCATTCCTGTATAAGAACTACCTAAAGCACCTAAAGTTACATTATACCCATTAGCATCAAATGTTCCGTATTTAATATCAGGATTTGTATTAGTTGTTCCAACATTGAAAATGAAATTATCTTGAAGAACTACTGATCCTCCTGGTGTTTCTATGGTAAGTGAAGCAGTCCAAGTCTTTCCTGCGGTGGTTATACCCTGTGTTGTTCGTCCAGCAAAAGTTATTCGGCACGACGTGTTAATACTAAAACTAGTACCTGAACCGTTAATCCAATTGCCGTATACTGACAAAGAGATTGGAGTTGCCGTAATTGTCATTGTGTTTGTTGTTCTCAACGACATATCTATCGTGCCAATGTTGTAGCTGTCATTAATTGTTACAATAGATGCAGAAGCAGGATATGTTGCGGCTGGAAATACAGCAGTGTCTTGTGCTAAAGGAAAAGCAGTTGAATCAAATGCTCCACCACTAGTTAATGACCAACTACCAGTACCAGTTGTACCCCAGTTTGTTGAACCTGTCTGTCT